GGGCTGGACCGGCGGCTACGCCACCCGGAACGAAACCACCGGATCGGTTTATCTGAGTGCCGAGTTTGTCATTACCGAAGGAGCTTTTGCCAAACGCAAGGTCTGGAGCCTGATTGGGTTGCTTAGCCTCAAAGGTCCTGAATGGGGCAGCATGGGCCGGTCATTTGTGCGCGGCATCCTCAATTCATCAAGGGGACTGTCGGACAAGGACAATTCACCTCAGGCACAGACCGCACGCCGTATCAACGGCTTTGCCGATCTCGATGGCATTGAGTTTCTGGCCAAGATTGATGTGGGCAAAGATGCCAACGGCGATCCCAAGAACGAGATCCGTTTTGCCGTCGCCACCAATCATAAGGACTGGAAGACATTTCAGGAGAATGGTGGGCTTTGGAAGCCAGGCGCTGTCACCACCGGAGCAAGTGCCCCGGCATCTTCAGCGGCAACAACCACAACGGACACGCAATCGGCCACCAACTCTAATCGCCCGAATTGGGCGCAATAGGGGGCGGCCATGTTACTCCGCCCACGCCAGAAAACCTTCGTCGAGCGTAGCGTTAGCGCGCTCGGCGAATACGGCAACACACTAGCCGTTGCCTCAACCGGATTTGGAAAAACCATCGCTATTGCGGGTGTCGCAGGTCAATTGCTGGCAGGCAACGATGCCAAAGCTTGTGTCCTGGCCCACCGTGATGAACTAACGGCTCAGAATGAGCTGAAGTTTTCCAAGGTTAACCCCAACATCAGCACTTCCAAATTTGATGCCCAGACCAAATCATGGCGCGGGCAGACGACCTTCGCCATGGTGCAGACACTGGCTCGCAAGGCAAACCTCGATGCCATGCCTGCGCTTGACCTGTTGGTCATTGATGAGGCCCATCATGTGGCTGCCGACAGTTACCGGCGTATCATTGACCAGGCCAAGAATAAGAACCCGGACGTTAAGATATTTGGTGTTACGGCAACGCCAAACCGGGGAGACAAGAAGGGCCTGCGCCCGGTCTTTTCCAATGTTGCCGATCAGGTGTTCATTGGTGAGCTGATTGCCTCTGGGCATTTGGTTCCGCCGCGCACCTTCGTCATTGATGTTGGTGCTCAGGAAGCCCTCAAGTCCGTTCGCAAGACGGTGGATGACTTCGACATGAAGGCGGTCGATGCCATCATGAACAAGTCCCCCATTACTGATGCGGTCATCCGCCATTGGCGAGAAAAAGCAGGTGATCGACAAACTGTAGTGTTTTGCTCGACGGTTGATCATGCCCGTAATGTTCGCGATGCGTTTGTTGCAGATGGCATTAGTGCCGGGATGGTTTATGGCGACTTAGGCACGACGGCACGAAAGATTGTGCTTAAAACGTATGATGAAGGCGAGTTTCAAGTTCTAGTAAACGTAGCTGTACTCACTGAAGGCTGGGACCACCAGCCTACCAGCTGCATCATTCTGCTCCGTCCATCATCTTATAAGTCCACTATGATTCAGATGGTTGGGCGCGGCTTGCGCACGGTCGACCCGGTTGAGTATCCTGGTGTTATAAAAACAGACTGCATCATTCTGGATTTTGGCACCTCAAGTTTATTGCACGGGTGCCTTGAGCAAGACGTCAATCTGGATGGGCAGACCGGGACGGGACCGGCTTTAAGTAAGGAATGTCCTGAGTGTGAAGCCCATGTGCCTTTGGCGGTGATGGAATGCCCTCTGTGCGGTTACCATTTCTATTCGGACAAAAACGATAATCTGCAACCGATCTCTGATTTTGTCATGTCAGAGGTCGATCTGCTCAAACGGTCCAGTTTCCAATGGTGTGATCTGTTTGGCGACGATGCGGCTCTTATCGCCAGTGGCTTCAATGCCTGGGGCGGTATCTTCTTCCTGCATGGGCGTTGGTATGGTCTTGGCGGCGGCAAAAATTTACGTCCCCGCCTTCTCGCCATGGGTGAACGCACGGTGTGCCTGGCGGCAGCCGATGACAACACCTACGAGTCTGACGAGAGCGCCCACAAGACCCGCTCCTGGTTAAACCAGGCGGCAACAGACAGGCAGCTACAATATTTGCCCGCTGAATACCGTCAGGACTTCGGCCTGACCCGGTATCAGGCCTCTGCGTTACTGGCGTTTACCTTCAATAAAAGTGCGATCACACAATTGGTGAAATCGGCTTCCGGTGGTGACCGGAGGGCAGCATGACCCATGGCACAAACATCGGAAAATGCAGCCCTGCGGCAGCGGTTGTGGCGTCCGCGAGGAACGCTCTGTGCCGTATGTCGACGACAAACCCGTGGCTTTGGTTGGTTCGACCGACGGTCCTTGAAGCGTCCACGACCCATGCGTTGGTTCTGCTCCATGTCCTGCCAGGGTTTTTGGTCTCGCTTGGCAAAGGAGGGCTTGGGCATGGTTGACCTGACCGAGCAGGAAACTGCTGCCATCCGCACCACCGTCAAACTGATGGCCGAGATCATGGAAGAGATCGGTTGGCAGACCCGCTTGATTGACCTGTCAGAGGCGCAGGTCCTCACCCTCATTGAAGTTGCCGTTGGTGGCTTTCAGGACGCCATGTTGGCTACGGCCAAGGCCGATGATACGGAGATCCCATTCTGATGCTTGATTACAATTCTTCGGCCAACTTCGCCGACCAGATAAATGTCTATATCGACGAAGCCCTGGTGGCGGAAAATCAGGCCCAACCATCGAGGCACTATCTTGGTGGGTCACGCCTTGGTGTTGCCTGCGACCGTGCCCTGCAGTTCGAGTACGCCCAGGCTCCCAAAGACGATGGGCGTGATTTTAAAGGCCAGACACTGCGCATATTCGCCGCCGGTCACCTATTTGAAGACATGGCCATCCGTTGGCTACATATGGCTGGGTTCGACCTTTACACCACCAAGGGAAACAAGCCCGGTGGTGAGCAGTTTGGTTTCTCGGTGGCCGACGGGCGCATTCGCGGTCATGTGGACGGCATTATCAATGCTGGTCCTGTCCTGACCGGGTTCCCAGCGCTTTGGGAATGCAAATCCATGAACGCAAAATCCTGGAAGGATACGGTGAAGAAGGGCTTGGCTGTCTCGAAGCCAGTCTATGCGGCTCAGGTTTCCGTCTACCAGGCTTACATGGAAGCGACGGTGCCAGGCATCTCCCAGAACCCGGCCTTGTTTACGGCGATCAATAAAGACACATCAGAAATCTATCATGAGCAGGTCCCGTTCGATGGTGGGCTGGCCCAGAAGATGAGCGACAAGGGTGTGCGCATCATTCAGGCGACCGAAGCCGGTGAACTGCTTCCCCGTATTGCTCAGTCGGCTGATTTCTTCGAGTGCAAATTCTGCGACTGGTCAGATCGGTGCTGGAGATCAGACGTATGAGCGGTGACGTGGTGAAACTCAGCGATTGGTGCGATTTTAATTCAGCAGCTCCGCAACGGCAGGATGAAGACCGGCAATTAGAACTGAGTGTCGATGAAATCAAGTCTCGCCTGCTCGGTAATTTGCGGGGGGTGCTGTCGTACCTGTTTCCCGCCGGTGTGTTTCGCCATGGCAAGTTTCTAGTTGGTGACGTTCAAGGCAACAAAGGCGAAAGCCTGATCGTTGAGTTGACCGGCATCAAAGCCGGTATGTGGCACGATTTTGCCACCAAGGATGGCGGCGACATTATCAGTCTGTGGGCGGCAGCAACGGGACAGGATGCCCGGGCCAGTTTCCCCGCCTTGCTGGATGACATTCGGCAATGGCTGGGTGAGCCCAGCAGAGAACCTAACCCTACCCAATCCGAGCCGACGGCACCTGTCGATGAACTGGGTCCAGTGACGGCCAAGTGGGATTACCACGGCGGTGACGGCACGTTGCTGGCTTGTGTATATCGTTACGATCCGCCCGGTGGCAAACAGTTCAGGCCGTGGGATGTGCGGGCCCGCAAGATGAAGGCACCCAACCCACGCCCGCTCTACAACCAGCCTGCCATGAGGTCAGCGGATGAAGTCATTCTGGTCGAAGGCGAAAAGACTGCCGAGGCTCTCATTGATCAAGGTATATGCGCCACCACGGCCATGAACGGTGCCAGTGCGCCGGTTGATAAAACCGACTGGTCACCGCTTGCCGCCAAGCGCGTTTTGATTTGGCCAGACAAGGACGCCGCCGGGTGGCAATACGCCGAAGCCGCCGCGAAGGCCGCGCTGAATGCCGGAGCTACCTCCGTCGCTATTCTCATGCCACCGGATGATAAGCCGGACAAATGGGACGGAGCTGATGCCGTTATTGATGGCATGGATGTGGCGGCATTCATAGCGGGCACGACCCGCCAGTCCATTGCGACCCCACCGTCAAATGCCCGTGCTTTCAGTCTTGGTCATATGCTGGCTGACACATCCCCCATGCCCGAAGACATCATCGCGCCGCGTGTCCTGACGCCGTCAGGGATGCTGGTGTTTGGCGGTGCGCCCAAGGTAGGTAAAAGTGACTTCTTGCTCAGCTGGTTGGTGCACATGGCAGCTGGTGTTGAGTTTCTGTCGTTCAAGCCACGAGGCCCCTTGCGGGTGTTCTATTTGCAGGCCGAGATCCAGTACCACTATCTGCGCGAACGCATTCGCCAGATTAACCTGTCGCCAGAGGTCATCGTCGACGCCCACGATAATTTGGTGATTACACCTCAGCTCAAATTGATCTTGAACGAAGCTGGTATCGCCACCGTCACGGCCCTCATCAAAAAACATTTTCCAGACGGCCTCGACATCATCGTCATTGATCCCATCCGCAATGTCTTTGACGGCGGCGAGGCCGGGGCCAGTGAGAACGACAACAACGCCATGCTGTTCTTCCTACGCGACCGTGTGGAGCAACTGCGTGACAACGTCGATCCCAACGCTGGGATCATCCTGGTTCATCACACCAAGAAGTTATCCAAGAAACAGGTTGAAGAAGATCCCTTTCAGGCATTGTCCGGGGCCGGTTCACTGCGTGGGTATTACAGCTCTGGCATGATTTTGTTTCGCCCGGACGAGGCGCAACCTGATCGCCGTCTGATCACCGAGCTTCGCAACGGCCCTGCCATAGCGGCAAAGATCGTCGATAAACATGAAGGTCAGTGGATCGAGATCGATCCGTCGTCAGAGCGTTTGGTGCGTCAGGAGTATGGTGAAAAGCTGGATGCTGAGCGCCTGCGTAAGCGTCATGTGATCTTAAATACCCTGTTTGAAGAAGCTAGGTCAGGCAAGGTTTACACCGCCACCCAATTTGCAGAAGCCTTTGAAAACCGGGCGGGCCTTGGTGGAAGAACCACGATTGGTGAGCGTATACGTGTGCTCGCCACCAAAGGATACATCAAGTTTTTCAAGAATTACGACGACCATAATGTGCAGTCCCTGAGAGGTTCAAGGTTTGGTTACCTATGTGTTGAAACCATGCAGCTTGGTCCTTCTGAGGAGGTGGTTGATAACGATACAGGAGAGGTCACAGAGGTCATTCATGCCATCCTGCCAACCCACTTTAAATGCCGTCATAGCGGCGTAGCCCTCGAGGTTGAAAACCCGAATGTGTGGGTCTATCCGGACGAGGATATTGACCAATGATACAGGCCAATATCCCAATTCTAACTATTCAAAACGTCCGAATAGTGAATAGTTACCGAACCCACTTATACAACAAAATCAGTGAGTTGATGGGTGTTTTACTATTCAGTCGAATAGTTCAATTGAATAGTTGGATAGTTGCTGTAACCCCTTATTTTCTGCGGGTCACAGAGGCCAGCCAACTATTCAGTCTTTCTCCTACCCCTAACGGGGTAGTGGGTAATCACCACCGCTTACGCTTGGTGAGACCCACCAGTGCCACCGGCACCATCAATCAACCAATCCAAAAAAAACCGGGTTGCGATGCATCCGACCAAGAACGTCATCGCCACCCTCACCACACCACAACCCAAGGAGAAGCGGCATGGATAAATCGAGTTTGACCAAACCAGAACCGGATACAAGGGCCATGACGGTCCTTACCATCGATCTCGGCACCAAGACCGGATGGGCGCTGCATGACCAGGACCAGTCGATCACCAGTGGCACTGTCGAATTTAAAAACGACCGATGGCAAGGTGGCGGCATGCGCTTCCTGCGGTTCAAGCAATGGCTGACCGAGATCAAGCAAATGGCTGGTGGTCTGGACGCTGTGTTTGTCGAAGAGGTCCGCCGCCACTTAGGTGTTGATGCCGCACATGCTTACGGCGGATTTTTAGCCCACGTCACGGCCTGGTGCGAGCACCATCAAATTCCTTACGAGGCTGTCCCTGTGGGCACTATCAAGCGTCATGCCACCGGCAAGGGCAATGCCAACAAGGCTGCGGTGATCGCCGCTATGCGGAGCCGAGGGTTTGATCCTGTCGACGACAACGAGGCGGATGCGTTGGCCCTGCTTGGCTGGGCACAGGACCACCGCATGGGATGTGAGCCATGAAATGGCATCCACGAGGATTTGGCGGCACACGCAGAAACGTTGATCAGGTCAAAAAGGATGGCTGGCGTGAACAAGGCATGTTGGCTGTGTCTGTCGAAGACGACCGGCTGACCTGGCCGGAGAAGGAATTAATCCGCCAAGTGGGTGAGAAGCTCTATGGCAAGCGAAAGGAAGAAGCACATGGGCAATAGTCTCCGGGGCAATAATCACTGGACTGCACCGCTGGTGGAAGAACGCTTGGCTGAGGCTGTCAGCATCTTGAAACGGCTGCCAGAGGAAAAAGTCCAAGGGTATTTTACAGCTTGGCCAGAGGTCGTTCATGATCTCAATGATTCCTTCGGTTGGCATGATCCGGTGTTACGCAGGCCGTGGCCATCGCCGGGGTCCATTGATCGCATGGACGAGACAATGCAATGGCTGCAATGGTTGGAGCCTGATGTGGCAAAGATCTGTTGGTTCAGAGCGGCTGGAAAACGGTGGAAAACCATCTGCGGAATGGTCGGTTTACAGCGAACAGCGGTCCATCAACGCTATCTTTTTGGTCATTGTGTGATTGCTTGGAGGCTTAACGGTCATAGGTTGCCGCGCAATCGTTCGCGCCGAGACGTGATAGCGATGGTCCAATCGGCGAAAGCGTGAGTAGCGTATAAAAAGGTGTTCGGCGAACACTTTTCGCGCGGACAGAAACGCTCAAATAGGCTATGTTTTTAGCTAACCTCAGGAGAGTTGGGCACGGGCGTTATCACAACACTTGACCGCTTTTCCTTGGAGGCATTTAATTTGTTATTTGAAGGTTTGTTTTGATCATGCCAATTG